TTTGAAAAGGTTGACCAAACTTTTACAATTGCTTGATAAAACAGTTTTCTAAACCATAATTTACCAAAACTTGTGATAAATAACCGTTTTAACGAAAATTGTTATGGGTATGTGTTACTACACCTTAATTTTACGGCATAATTTAGTATTATTTAGATGTAAACGGTTATTTTGCATTTGATTTAAAATCAGCCTTGTATTAAAAACATAAAGAATATAAGCATATAAAATCAGTGACTTGCTTAGTTAATAGAAGTAGGTGAGGGGTTTTTACTGTATTTGCATATTATAATACAGTTAAAAGCAATGTTTTACGGGAAACAGGCAAAAAGAAAAACCGCACACAAGCCTTAAAAAACGGCTTAGTAATGCGGTTTATTTGTGGAGCTGGTGAACGGACTTGAACCGTCGACCTACTGATTACGAAACATTACAAGAATTTGAAAAAGTGCAGTAAACAAGCGTATTTTTATTATACATTGACTAACATCAGACTAACATCATTTTTTGCGGTTCCGCAATCGCAGAGATGTAATCGTTTAGGTCTATAATTTTATTGATTTTCTTAATCTGATTTGTTTGCACTAAATGTGTATAAATATTCAAAGTCGTTTCGGGCTTTGCGTGTCCGAGTTGGTTTTGGACATAAAGTAAATCTTGACCGCAAAAGAACAAGTTTGTAGCAAAAGTATGTCTTAGATAATGTGCGGTGAATCTTTCAATAACAAACGGAACGCCTTTTGGGTCGAACTTACTTTTTGGCTTTCGCTCATATTCGGAAAAATCTCCGTATTTAAGATTGAGGTCTGCCATATAGCTGTCCCACAGTTCTCGCCACGCTGTTGTTGAGAAGAACTCCCCTTTTGTTGTAAGTACAACAAAGTCGGATTGTTTATGGTTCTTTTGATTTTTCAGAAAATCCACAAGGGTGTGGGGAATATTGACTGTTCGTATGCCAGCCTTTGACTTTGCGCCTTGCACAATGTGCGGAGTTCCTGTCATTACAAGTTTTTGATGAACACTAATTTGAGCATTTTCAAGGTCAATGTCATACCATTGCAACGCAAGGCATTCACTTAATCTTAAACCAGACAGCATCATGATCATAGCAGGAAGTTGTGCTCTGTGTGGCATTTCCATAACCCACCGCTGTTCTTGCTCGGTCAATGCCCTGCGCTCGCTTACAGGTGCATTTTTCGGTATTCTGACATATGTTAATGGATTGTAGTCAAGTATGCGGTTTTCAACAGCAAAGTCAAACACCTGCCTTGCGGTCATTCTGTAATCACGCAGAGTTTTCTTTGAAGTCGGTTTGCCTGTATGTGGATTTCGTGCGAAATAGTCATTTATGATACATTGAAAATCTGCTTTTACAAGTTTGCTGATTGCAACATCGCCTAATACAGAAAACGGTTTAAGGTTTGTTTTATAACTCTTATACTGCTTGTCAGAAGAAAGCAGAGCCTTTTTGTATATCAGCCAATTTTCGCAGAGTTCACTGAACGGCATATTCTCGCTAAGAATATCCATACCTTTGCTGATTTTTAGCTTGATTTCATTTGCTTTGCGTGTAACCTCAGCTTGCGTTTTGCCAAATACAGACTTATACATAGCTTTGCCGTTTTCATCTCGTCCGATATAGATATTTTTTTGATACCTGCCGTCTTTGCGTTTTTTCATTATAAACACTCCTTTTTAATGTAAAAAGGGTGCAAAAATCCCTTGTGTTATTTATCTGCAAAACTTGCAAAACACAAAGGAGTATGATACAATTATATTGCGTTTAACTGCACCGTTGCACCCTGTGTAATGGTTTCCGCTCTATCCTGTTGGCGCAGGGTAGGGCGGATTTTTTATTTTAATAAATGTTACTGTAAAACCCTACGGCTTTAGTTGCTCTTTAATTTTAAGAGATTCACGATACTGTTCAGCCGGAGCAAGTCGAGTAAATTCTACCGTTTTATCGTAATTCTTTTTTACAACTTCTTCTATTTCATCAAGAGTAACATTAAAGAACTCTCGTCTTGTGTTAATCATATTGACTTTTCTATCCTCAAAGGCTTTATGTAAAGCTGCTTCAAGTGAAGGAGCATCGTCGGAAAAAATCATTGCGTGAACATCAAAGTTAAACGGAACAGAAGCGTCCCCAAGCTCATCAACTCGATCCATTGGTTCAAGTCTGCGTGTCATTCCGATTTTATATACATTTTCACCAAATGAACCAACATTTGAAATAATATAAACATAGCCAGCTCTCGCATTTGCTGCTCTATAATCAATATCTTTCATAGATTTATCTATTTCGGAGAGTTCATTAACAATTTGTTCTTTTTTCTTGAGTAATTCAACTCTATCTGCTTCATTTGCAGTTTCAATTTGTTGCTCAATATGTGATAAAGCATTCTGATAATGCGATTGCTCTTTTGCTATCTTTTTACGAGTTTCTTCAATTTCTTTTTGTAGTTTAGCCTCTTCACGCATACGAGCTCTTATTTCTTTTTGTTCTTCCTTTTCATCTTGCTTTTTCTTTTTGTATTCAAGTGATAAGCAAAGTTCTTCGTGCTTGGCATTAAAATATTGAGTAGTTATTGCAATTCCCATAATGTTGCCAAGTTTTGAAATTGCTTCACAGGAACTACGCATCCTTTTTAATGCCGTATCAAAAGTATTGTACTTAACTTTATCAATAAGTTCATCACATTCACTATTGAATGCTCTAAGCAAAAGTTTTTGCATATCTTTAACCATTTTTTTGCCCTGACTTTTACTTCCATTTACAGTCCAATTAGTGTTACCGGTAACAGCCTGACCGTTTTTTATAAGAGCTTTTTGTGTATCTCGGATTTGAGATAATCTGTTTTTATACAATTCAGAAGAAGCAAAGTCATACTTAGGAGTATAAAGTCCGAAACTTTGTAACTCAATTTGTTCATCCATACAGATTATTTGAGATTGTTTGTTATTTATAGTGTTATTTAAACCGATAATTTTGTTGTTTAAATTATTGATCTCGTTATTTTTTTGCCCAATAACTGCATTTAAGTTATTAATATCATTTTGCAATTTCTGTGTGAGCATAAGTAAATTTTGGGCATTATACATTTCAGGAGTAAATGTGCTTCTAAGCTGATTAAGTTCAGCTTGTAAGCGTTCTACTTCTGACTTATATTGATTACCCTTAAAGGTATCAAGAAATCCCATATCAATTCTCCTTATCAAATAGCATTAGCCTCAAGCTCGTTATGTACAACAGGCTCATAATCATAAAAATGCTCGGATGTAATGTGCTTTAATTCGTGCTTAGCGGCTTTCTGTTGAGTATCATAGCTAAGCAGAATATTAATATATACATTGTAATTGCCGTCCTCATCTAAGACCGTTACGCCTCGTACGGTCGGCGGCAATTCTAAACCTCTAATAAAAATTTCTCCCAAAGCTATTCATCCTTTTTTAATGCTTCAATAATTCTGACTGCTTTTTCCACATCTTCTTTTGTAGCACCCTTAGTAAGACTAAATAACATTCTTAGTTCACTTCTGTTCTTGAGCTCCTCGAGGTATTCTTGGAGTTCAATGTCATCAGTCATTTTTGATGTTTCGTGTTCCTCTGTCAAATCAGATTTAAGAATACCAAAATAGTCAGCCAAAAGTTGCATTTTGTCAACACGAGGGTATTTCTTTCCATTTGCCCAATCAGAAACAGTCGAAGCTGTTAAATTCAGGTCCGTTACAAGATCCGATTGGGTTTTATTGTTAGTAGTCATATAATAGTTTAAATTCTTTGCAAAAATTTTTTTGTTAAGCTCACTATTATCGCTCATTAGATCACCTACTTTTATTTTATATTTGCATTATACACTAAAAGCGTAAAAAATTCAAGATATTTTTAAAAATATTTCGCTTTTTGCTTGACATTACGCTTTTAGCGTGATATTATATATGTGTACCAAGGAGGTGAGGCAAATGGAATATCCTAAAATCACGTTAAAAGCTGCAAGGGTAAACGCTGGTTTATCTCAAAAAGAAGCAGCTGATATGCTTAATATTAGCAAGGAAACTCTTTCTAACTACGAAAAAGGAACATATTCGCCAAGTTGGGATATGGTGCATAGAATAGGTGAACTGTATAGATTTCCTGTTGACTTTATTTTTTTTGGAAAAGATTTACGCTTAAAGCGTATCACTTGATTTCTGTTATTTATCTTACAATTACAGTATAGCAAATCAGCTGTACAATAAGCAGGACTTTGCCGAACAGCAGAAAACAGCGTAAGGAGGCGATTTATATGGCTAACACTCATACAGATGAAATTTTTAATGTGTACGGTGCACTTGATAATCTCAACAAGCGAATGAAATCTGTTGAGAACAAAGTTCCCGATTACACAGCAGATATGCTTGAAGTGTATAGAAACCTTGGAAGTCTAACGAAAAGAATAGTAGAACTTGAAAAAGTTCTTGCCGAACAGCAGAAAACAGCGTGATAACCTATTTATTTTACGAGGAGGTGAGGAGATGGGAGGAAAAATGATTGGCAACTATGCAAATGACGGAACACTTTATATATCTGCAACAAATATTCAGGAGTTTAAATGCCTTATAAATAAGGCAAAAAAACAAGCTGACGAACTGCAAGATACAATTAATCAGCTTGAGTTTTTCAATTTTCATTTTAAGTTTGCGACTGATGAGTAGCTTTTTGTTCTTCAATCATATTTTTCAGTATAGTATTGAAAATATTGTAACATCTAATTACAAATAATACAACAAAAATCGAGGAGGTGAGGAAAATGGCAAAACTTAAACTTATTGACACAAAGGACAAGTTTCTTCTTGAAATTGACGGAACAGAAATCCCGTATGTTACAAGCTATCAGATTACCCGAACAGTAGGCGATGTGGTACTGCTCAAGCTGGCACTCAGCGTTGCAAATGTGGAAAAGGTTGAAATCGTATCAGACAAAATTACAGAGGATAACAGAGGTGTAAGGCAATAAATTTATAAGGAGGGTATATATGCCAAAATCTAAGAAAACAGTAACCAACTGGGACGATGTCCCGATCTACATAGATTTGCCATTGCTGGCAAATCTATGGGGATTCTCGGTTGATTGTTTAAAGAAAAAAGCACAGTCGGGCATTTTGCCGGCGGCAAAGATGTTCGGTGAGTGGAGAATATCTAAAGAGGACGCAAAGGCTTACTTCGAAAAGGCTTACAACGAAACGCAGGAGGGAATAAAAAAAGATGGAAGTAATTATCAACAAATCTAAATCGTATTCGTTTAAGGAGGTTGAAATCGGAGATGTGTTCTCTGATGATTTAGGACGCTTTATGATGAAAGTATCATACGAAACAGCAATATGTTTAGATGATAATATGGTCTATGGCATTAACAGCAACACAAAATGCTATCTGAGGGACTGTGTGATTATAGAGCGTGAACTGCTCGAAAATCTCAAGAAAGGAGCAAACGGATATGAGTAAGCTTGAAAACTTACAAATCTGCATTAAAGACGGCGAGATTGTAGTATTGCAAGGACTTGACACCGTTACGGCTGAAAGGCTTGAGGACATTTTAAACTATGTTGCAGAAGTCAAGGAAAGCCTTGACAGGCACAAACTCAGCAACAGAGCAACAGGCATTAAGCGTGTGGCTCACAATTGCAAGAAGTTTATTAGGTGCTTAAAAGGTGCCTTATCTGATGAGGAGGTGTAACAGATGACAGAAAATGTTTTAGAACGAATGGAAAGGATTGACGGGCAGAGAAAAATCTCTGATTTCATCGTTAAGCAAAAACAAGATTATGAATTTAAAATCAGATATGCAACTATCAGAGCAAGAGAATTTGTAGAAGAATGTGATAAGCGAGAATTAAACTATCATGTTTCCGTTGGCGGTCTTGACAGCATTACACTATTTATCTTTTTAAAATCAATCGGAATCCACGCACCGGGAATCAGCGTCTCTTATCTTGAAGATGTAAGCATTCAAAAAATTCATAAAGAGCTCGGAATAGAAAAATTAAAACCGTCGGTTCGATATGTAGATAGTACAGGGAAAGAACACCGTTGGACTAAGCAAGATATAATTCAGGAGTTTGGATTCCCTGTTTTATCAAAAGAAATAGCGTCAAAAATTGAAACACTTGCAAATCCTACCGAAAAAAACAAAACTGTTCGACACGCTATTGTAACAGGCGAAACAGGTGCATATGGTGGTTATCAAAAAAACAGTCGTATGAAAATGTCGCAAAAGTGGCTTGAAAAGTTCGGCGGTTATGCAAACGATGAAGAGGGCACGAGTTATCAAATTCCAAATTTCAAAGTATCATCAAAATGCTGTTATTATCTGAAAGAAAAACCTTGTGATGTTTGGGCAAAAGAGCATAACAGCGTACCTTTTCTTGGGCTGATGGCTTCCGAAGGTGGAAGAAGAGCTAAATCTCTAATGATAAATGGCTGTAATTATTTCGGTAAATCTACAATCAGGTCAGCACCGTTTGCAATTTTTAACAGGCAGGATATTTTACAGCTTGCGCTTGAGCTGGAAGTACCTGTTCCTGAAATTTATGGAACGATTGAGCGAAAAGATGACGGTACTCTGTATACAACAAAAGCACAGCGCACAGGCTGCTCTATGTGCGGATTTGGTTTGCACTTGGAAAAGCGTCCGCATAGATTTGATTTGCTCAAAGAGCGAAACCCAAAAGAGTGGGAGTATTGGATGTATAACTGCTGTACAGACGATAAAACAGGCGAAAGATACGGCTGGGCAAGGGTGCTTGATTATATCAATGTTGACTACAAAGAAGAAAACCGCTGACAGCACGCAATGCTTTCAACGGTTCAAGGATATAATATGAAATCAATCAACATTATTATATCCTTAATTTTATAAAAAATCAAGGAGGAAACATAATGCACACATCAAAAATTACAATTAAATCACTTTTCGGCATTTCCGAACAGGAAATCGGTGGAAAAAGTGTTGAAATAACAGGCAGAAAAGGAGCAGGAAAAACATCTGTCATTGACGCTATTCGTTATGCTCTTACGAACTCGTCTTCTCGTGATTGGATAATTAAGAATGGTGAAACCGAGGGCGAAATCATCGTTGAAACTGATTCAGGCTTATCGATTGACCGTAAAGCAAGAAGCAACAAAGCTGACTTTGTATCAGTCAAGGAAAATGGAAACAAGGTCACCAAGCCTGAAACATTTTTGAAAACTATCATTACTCCGTTGCAGCTCAACCCTGTTGAATTTACACAGATGACGAAGAATGAGCAGAACAGAGCCATTCTCGATTTAATCGAGTTCGAGTGGGACTTGAATTGGATTAAAGAACAGTTCGGTGAAATTCCGCAGGGTGTTGATTATGAGCAGAACATTTTACAGGTTCTCAACGACATTCAAGCTGAAAACGGTGTCTATTTTCAGAGCAGACAGGATATTAACAGAGAGATTCGCAACAAAAGAGCATTTATCACTGATATAGCAAAAGATATACCGTCAAGTTATGACGCTGAAAAGTGGAAAAACTATGACCTTTCTGCTAAGTATTCTGAACTTATGAAAATTAAAGATGAAAACAGCAAAATAGAAAGAGCAAGAGCTTTTAAAGATAATTATAACAATAAAATCAGAGGTCTTGAAGCCAACAAAGAAATTGACATTTCGGCAGCGGAAAAATCAATCAATGCAGAGCGTGACAGCTTAAATTCAACGATTTCAAGACTTACGGCAGAAATTCAATCTGCAAACGAAAAACTCCTTGCTCTTGACAACAAACTTCAAGATAAAATCAAAATAGCAGAAGCAAATTTCAATGTTGCTAAAGCTAAACTTGATTCCGATATTGGTATTGCAAACAAGTTTATTAATCTTGAAATTAAATCTACAGCTACTCTGCAAAATGAAATCGACACAGCTGAAACAATGATTAAACATCTCAACGAATACGATAGAATGAAAAATATGCAGAACGAAATCGAGAATTTGCAGGCTCGTTCAGAAGAATTTACACGAAAGATTGAACTTGCAAGAACCTTGCCGGGAACCATTCTTCAAACTGCTACTTTGCCGGTTGAGGGTTTGACTGTTGAAAATGGAATCCCACTTATTAATGGGTTGCCGATTTCTAACCGTTCCGACGGTGAATTGCTCGAATTATGTGTTGATATTGCTATCAATAATCCGAGTGGCTTACAGATTATTTTGATTGACGGTGCGGAAAAGCTTGACGATGTAAGCAGAGAAAGACTTTATGCTAAATGTAAAGAAAAAGGCTTACAGTTTATCGCAACAAGGACAACAAACGATAACGAACTCATCGTTACAGAACTTTAAGGAGATGTACATATGCCAACACATTGGAAAAAATTAACAAATCCGAATTATCTCGGAGCATACTCAATCGAAAACGGACAAGATTTGATTTTAACGATTAAATATGTTCAGGAAGAAAAAGTAATCGGCCCTGACGGCAAGAAAGATGATTGCGTAGTGTGTCACTTCTCTGAAAATGTAAAGCCAATGATACTCAATGCAACTAACATGAAAACTATTACAAAGCTGTACAAAACTCCATACATCGAGGAATGGACAGGCAAGAAAATTCAGATTGGCATCGAAAAAGTCAAAGCCTTCGGTGATGTTGTTGAAGCTTTAAGGGTTCGCAATATTATACCTAAGATAGAACCTGAAAAGCTGCCTAAGTGTGAAAAATGCGGTGCAGATGTACACCCAATGGGAAATATGACATCTGAACAACTTATCGCATATACGAAAAACAAATATGGAAAAGGCCTTTGTTCTTCTTGCGCAACAGCAGAAGCAAATAAACTGAAAGGAGAAGCAATAAATGCTAAATAATGAGAACTATTTCAGTGTTGAGAACAACCTCAAATATATGAGTGTTTCACAATTCAAAGCATTTGAAAATTGCCCTGCCTCCGCTTATGCGGAGGTTACAGGAAATTATGAGCGAGAAAAAACAACTGCGTTACTTGTAGGTTCATATGTGGACGCTCATTTTGAAGGTTCACTTGATGTTTTTAAAGCTCACAATCCGCAGTTATTCAAGCGTGACGGCTCTCTCAAGTCTGATTATATCAAAGCCGAGCAAATCATAAACAGAGTTGAGCAAGACGATTTGTTTATGGAATATATGAGCGGCGAAAAACAGGTTATTATGACGGGGGCTGTTGCAGGTGTAGAAGTCAAAATCAAAGTTGATAGTTTGCATAGCGACAAAATCGTAGATTTAAAAGTAATGCGTGATTTTGAGCCTGTTTATGTAGCTGAAAAAGGCAGGCTAAATTTTATTGAGGCTTGGAGATACGACTTACAAGGAGCGGTCTATCAAGAAATAGTCAGACAAAACACAGGTAAGGTCTTACCTTTTTATATTGCAGCGGTCACAAAAGAAAAAGAACCTGACTTAGCAGTAATAGAAATTCCACAAGCGTATTTAGAAATTGAGCTTGAAAATTTTGCGAAAAATGTAATTAAATACGATGCAATCAAAAAAGGCTTGATTGAGCCTGAAAGATGTGAACATTGCGATTATTGCAAGAGCACTAAAGTGCTCAAAAATCCTATAAAAATGGAGGAATTAGACGCTTGAATAATGTGGTTTTAGCAGGTAGATTAGTTGCAGATCCAGAACTAAAAACAACTTCGTCAGGAGTTGAAGTGACAAGTTTCAGACTTGCAGTTAATCAAGATTATGTAAAGTCCGGAGAAGAAAAGAAAGCCGATTTTTTCAACATAACAGCATGGAGGCAAACCGCTGCGTTTATCTGTAAGTATTTTCATAAAGGCAATGGAATAGTCCTCAAAGGTCGCTTACAGAGCCGTACATATCAAGCCCAGGACGGTTCAAATCGTTATATAGTCGAGGTCGTTGCTGATAATGTAGAATTTCCTCTCAGCGGTGGCAAATCTAATGATGATACAAGCAACTATGCACCGACTGCATCAGCCCCGGCTCAGGCTGCTGCTGTTTCCGATACATCATCCGCAGACTTCCCTGTTGACGATGATTTGCCATTTTAAGTGAGGTGCAGCTTTGATTATTCAAATTGACACAAGAGAAAAATCGCGTGCGATTCAAAAAATTTTGCAATATCTTAATGAAAATAATATCAAGTATGTTTCAAGTAAAATGATATGCGGCGATTATTGTGATATAAGCAACCCTTTGTTTTGTATTGACAGAAAGCAGAATTTAAATGAAGTTTGCAACAATGTATGTCAAGATCGAAAACGCTTTATCGCTGAACTTGAGAGGGCCAAAGAACTCGGAATCAGACTTGTGTTTTTAATTGAACACAGTGCAAAAATCAAATGCCTTGAAGATGTGCGATTTTGGAAAAATCCAAGATTGAAAGAGCACCCGCTTGCTCTTTCAGGCGAAAGACTATATAAAATTTTATCGGTAGTTGAAAAAACATATAATACTAAATTCTATTTTTGTTGCAAAAATGTAACAGGCAGAGAAATAGTAAAATTACTTAAGGAGGAACAAAATGAAAAATATATCAAAGTTAAGCTACAGTCATAGACTTAAACTCTTTGAACAGGAAAAGCAAAAGCTTTACTCACAAAAGCTTAGTTTTAAAGAATTTGAACAGAAAATAAAAGAATTGGCAGATAAATATGAACTTTAATTCAGACCGGCGAGAGGAAATCAAATCGAGGGTGACTATTGCTGACATCATCAGAAAATATTCGCCCTCGAGCGAAATCCAAAAAGATGTAATGCGATGCCCTTTTCATTCAGAACGAACAGCTTCATTCCGAGTTTATCGAAGTAATAATTCTTTCTACTGCTTCGGTTGCGGCATCGGTGGCGACCAAATCAATTTTGTAGCAAAAATTCTTGATATATCTTATTATGATGCGTTAAAGCGTGTTGATGAAGATTTTATGCTTGGCGTTTTTAGCAGAAAAATATCAAAATCCACTCTGCAAAAACGCATATATGAGCGTGAGCGAAAACAATTTGAAGAAGAAAAAGCAAAACTTAAAAGACAAGCAGAAGAAAACAAATTAATTAACTTTTTTAAAGAATTGCGAAATAGATTTGAATCTGAATCCGACAATATCAAATTAAAGAATGCAATTATATTTGTTGAGAGCTGGCTCAACGGAAAAATGGACATTGACGGAGTTGTAACACTGTTGCCAAAAAATTATTCCGCTGATGAAATTATCGAAAATGTAAAAGAAAATTTGAAGTAAGGATGTGATAAAGTGACAAATGAAACGGAGGTTGATGTAATAGATCCTGTTGCCCAAATTGAAAGTTACACAAAGAAAGATTTTCAGTTAACAAGACTTCCTTACGATTTCTTATACAGCCTAAAAAAGAATAAATTTCAATATTCACAAATGCAAGCCGTTATGGCTGACCAAGCAAATAAGCTTGGAATAAAAGGTTTTAAACAGCTCTACAAAGACTACATAGAAACTTATCATTCTGATGAACAAATGATTTCCGCAAATTACACAGAATTTGAGGGGCAGCCATTTCAACTTGCTTGCGGCTCATATGTATGTCAGGATGATATAGTGCTAAGTCAAAATGGCACAATCGAAGAAATCTGTAATCATCCTCTTATGCCTTGTGCAAGACTTGTTAACATTGATGACAACACAGAGAAACTTGTCATCAAATACAGAAAGGGCTACAAATGGCGAGAAATCACCGTAGAGAAGGAAATTCTTGCAAGTGCAAGTAAGATTACTTCTCTTGCAAAATACGGCATAGCGGTCAACAGTGAGAACGCAAAAGGGTTAGTTAAATATCTAACAGATATTGAAGATTTGAACTACAACGAAATCGAAGAAAAAAACTCTGTCAGTAGATTAGGTTGGATTAACAATCACGGTTTTAGCCCTTATGTTGACGGTTTGGTTTTTGACGGAGAAGAAAATTTCAGAACTCTTTTTAATTCTGTAAAAATAAAAGGTCAAATCGAAAATTGGATTGAAATAATCAAACCTATTCGAGCAGAGAAAAACATTTGTTCAAGAATAATGCTTGCCGCATCGTTTGCAAGTGTATTAGTCAATCCTTGTGACTGTTTGCCGTTTTTTGTTCACCTTTGGGGCGGAACAGAAGCAGGAAAAACAGTTGCATTAATGCTTGCAACATCAGTATGGGCAGATCCGACTATTGGCGCATATATTCGCACATTTAACAGCACAGCAGTTGCTCAAGAACTTACAGCAAGTTTTGTTAACTCTCTTCCGCTTGTATATGATGAACTTCAAATTCTTAAAGATAAAAAGTCATTTGATGATATGATATACAAACTCTGTGAGGGCGTAGGTCGTGACAGAGGAGCTAAAAACGGCGGAGTTCAAAAAATTGCAACTTGGAAAAACTGTATATTAACGTCAGGAGAATTTCCGATTAGTTCGGAAAAATCGGGCGGAGGTGCGGTCAACAGAATTATCGAAATCGACTGCAAAGATAAAAAAATCTTTACAAGTCCAAGTGAAATTGTTTCAAATATCAAGCAAAATTATGGTTGTCCCGGTGCAATCTTTGTTAAATGGTTACAGCAAGGTGATAATATTGAAACTGTCAAACATTTGAGGAAAGATTTTTACAAGAAACTTGTTGCCGATTCGGATGTGACTGACAAACAAGCAATGTCTGCAAGTCTTATTTTGACCGCTGATAAACTGATTAACGAAATATTTTTTAATGACGATATTTTGTTGAGCATAACTGAAATGCAATCAGTTTTAACTACTCGCACGAGTGTCGACCAAAATCGTAGATGTTACGAGTTTATTAACGATTTTGTTGCCGTCAATTACAACAAATTCAATCCTGAAAAGGACGGCTACAACGGTGAGATTTACGGAACAGTGATTGAAGACAGAATTTACTTCATTAAGAGCAAATTTGACGCAGTCTTGCAAGAAAACGGTTTTAACGCAAAGGCTTTTTTGAGTTGGGCAGTTGAAAATAAGGTGGCGTTTACAGCCGAAGGACGTTCTTCTTTAACAAAAAGAATATGTGGAAAAGTGTGTCGGTGTGTGTGTGTGTTGAGCGTAGAAGAAACCGCAGAAGACCAACTATTGAACAATGAGGATTTACCATTTGATTAACTTGTAACCGATAAAACCGCATAGTAACCAGTGACGGTTATATCGTCAGTTATTCAAAAGCCGCATAAATAAGCCGTTTTTTGCAAATTAAAATTAATCGTAACCGAGTAACCGCTATTTTTACATACACACTATATATACAATAAAAAATATTGAATAATATGTCTCACGCGTGTGTAACATCAAATCAGCGGTTACAGCGGTTAAACGGTTTAATATATATAAATATATAGATAAATACTGTATTTTTAAAGATATATTCGTAACCGATAGCGTAACCGCTCTAAAAAAAGTGGTTACAGGAGGGATTATGAAACAAACAAAATGTTCAAAATGTATGTTAATGTGGGACAGCTTAGTTGTAAGAAAATGCAATCACGAAGCAGTCAACAGAACATACGGCAAAAACATCTGTATTTGTTGCTGTCAAAAGTGCAGATACTCTGAACAGTTCAAAACAGGTTGGATTTGTACTTATAAAAAGGAGATGAAAGAATGAAACAACAGGCAATCTGCGAATTATGTATGCAAGCATTTGAAAAAAGAAGTGCAAATCAAAAATACTGCACCGAGTGCGGTGTTGAAATGAGAAAACAACAGCACAGAGAAATTATCAAAAACAGCAAATTAAGAAAAACAGCCGCACGCAATTACAATCGCAATTACAATAAACCAGATACACTTGAAGAAAAATGCAAGAAAATCAATTTGTATAATAAGCGGCACAACACGCATTACAGCTACGGAGAATATACGGCACTCGAAAGGCTTGGAAGAATTTAAGGAGGATATTATGAGAGAAATATTATTCAGAGGTCAAACTCGCAGATATGGCGAAAAAGTCAGATTGAATGGTGAAAAAATACAAAGCAATTGGGTTTACGGCGGTATTTTCCCACAGAATGGGGAGGGTGATTTTGCAATAATTTATCAGCAAAAGCCTACAGTAGAAAAATATCCTGTTTACGCAGATACAGTCGGACAGTACACAGGACTTAAAGATAAGAATGGTAATAAAATCTTTGAGGGCGATATTGTTGATTTTCCCGACCGTTGTGATGATGATGGTTATGGTGTTGTTAAGTATGACACAAATGAAACTGAATTTGCAATTGTATATGATTCGATATATACGGGATTAGGCAGACAATATCATTCAAGAGATATTGAAGTTATCGGCAACATCTATGACAATCTGGAACTGCTGAAAGGAGAATAAAAAAACAATGACATCAAAAGAAATTATGCAATTTGCTATTGATAGCTACGGTAGAGTAAATCAAGTAATAAAGACAGTTGAGGAACTGTCTGAATTGTCACAGGCTTTGTGTAAAATTCTTACATCTAAATTCACTGACGATAACTCGGAAATTTTTGAAAACATTTATGAAGAAATGGCTGATGTTGAAATTATGCTTGAACAGTGCAAGATGATTTTTTACAAAAGTGAAGATAAAATTAACGATTACAAAAATAAAAAAATTAAAAGACTTGAAAGGAGATTAATGTCTTGACAGCGAAAGAATACTTGCAAAATATTAGAGATTTACATTTGGATATTATTGCAAAAGAAAAAGATTTAGCAGAACTTAAGCAACAGGCAGAATCACTTCAAAACACAGCTTTGACAGAACGTGTGCAAAGCAGTAAATCTAATTCAAGTAATCAAACTATTGATGAGGTAATTGATATTGAAAACTTGTTAAATGAAAAGAAAACAATGTGTAATAAATTAATAATGTCGACATATAAGATTATAATTCAAATTTCAGAAGAAAAATATCGCCGTGTTCTTATAGAATACTATTTTAATTGTCGCACTTGGAGTGGTGTATCAGATGTTATGCACTTAAATAAGCGTTGGGTATTTAGACTTCACGGCAGAGCTTTGCAAGAATTTGAAAAAATATTTAAATTGGCCACCTAAAAGCCATTACAAAGTCACTATTGACTGTGATATAATAGTATCGTAAAAGTTTGACGATAAGAGGCATTTTGTAGTTCTCCTTTTTCAAAAATAATGGCAGACCGCTCTCGTTGAGGGCGGTTTTGCTTTTGCGGGGTGGAATTAATGTATAAAGACAAATGCGGTACAGGTTACGAAAATAGCACAAGAGCGATTTTTCAGGGTGCAGGAGAATATGACATCCCGATTATTGAGCCTACAAAAATTACAGAAAACAACTTTATCGGATTTAATGAAGTTTTGAGCAGTAAGCAGAACAACTGCGGTGTGCATTTCTTTTTGGACGATTACCAGTTCCAAAGATTATGGAATACACCCGACAGGTACATTGAGAGGCTACAAAAATTCAATTGTGTGTTATCACCTGATTTTAGCCTTTACGCTGATTATCCGAAAGCGTTGCAGATTTATAACCACTATCGCAAACATTGGATAGGCGCATATTTACAGCTTTATGGTATTGAAGTAATACCAACAATTTGTTGGAGCGACGAAAAGAGTTTTGAATGGTGCTTTGACGGCGAGCCTTGCGGCGGAACAGTCGCCGTGTCGAGTGTCGGCACTCAGAAAAACAAGATTGCCAAAGAACTGTTTTTGAAAGGTTACAAAGATATGATTGAACGCTTACAGCCTGAAACGGTCATCTTCTACGGCAAAGTCCCCGAAGAATGTGTTGGAAACATCATCAACATCAAATCATTTCAGGAAAAATTCAGGAGGTCAGAATAATGGGCGGAAGAGGCGGAAACTTAGGTGGTCATAAAAATTATTCTGTAAGTCCTTTAGCCGCATTTAAAGAGAATGCGAAACAGTTTAATTTTGCTTTGCAAGAGGGTAAAGCTAAAAAATCAGGCATTGTTGAATTTACTGATATAACAGGCAAGGTTATAAAAAGGTACTGGAACGGAGCAACTTATACAGACAGAAGTAGCGCACTTTATGAAAAAGAATTTAAAGGTACACATAAAGTGAGTTTTAAAAAGCCTAAGGAGTGGTAAAATGGGTGGAAGAGGTGGAAGTTTTGGAGTTATTCCAAAACTCAGAAATCCTGTTGGTATTCCTTCAAATGCTATTACTGAGGATGAATTTCTTAAATTAAAAGGTGTTGGGGATATTTCAAGCGGTTACACGGTTGATAAACTTAGAGGTAACAGAGCGCTGAAAACACAGCGTGGACAGGAAAAGTTCGAAAAAGAGGCCTTGAAAGCCAATGCGGATTATTCAAATAAGCGTGCGAGTGCAAGAAAGGAATACAAATCTTTAGTAAGCAAAGGCGTGATTAGAGATAAGACACCTACAGAGAGAAGATTAACAACCGCTCACGGACACCCTGATAATCAATCGACACAAGCCGCAAGGCGATTACTGGCTAAACAAGGAATTGACTGGAAAACAGGCAAGAAAATTAAATCATAGTAAATCCAAAAGGGGTATTACAATGGGCGGAAGAGGTTCTTCAAGTGGAATAAGCGATAAAGGTAAAAAGTACGGTACGGAATACAAAGCAGTTGCTCAATTTGGTGAAATAAAAGTAATTCGTATGAATGGTAATACTTCGATAAAAGCTCCTATGGAAACTATGACAAAAAATAGAGTGTATGCTACTCTTGACAAACAGAGCAACATCAAAAGTGTTACTTTTTATGACAACTACGGCGAAAGAATAAAACAAATTGACGTTAAAGGTAGACCTCATAATGGAATGATGCCACATACCCATTTGGGTTATGAACATAATGAAATTGGAGATCGTCAATTGACTGATAAAGAACAGAAATATGTAAGTGTATTATTGAATAAATGGGAAAGAAAAAGAAAACACTTGAATATTTAGAAATTTATTGATATAATATTATAAACGCAGGGGATAGTTTAAATAGGAAAACAGTTTTTACAGATTCCGGTGCAACTCCGGAAACCTGTGTTTAAAGACAGTACAGAAATGTGCTGTCTTTTCTTTTGCTTATTTTTAGAAAGGGCGGTGATACCGTGAAAGACAAATTAAATGCAAGACAGAGGAAGTTTGCGGAATATTATGCGCAGAGCGGTAACACCGTTCAGAGTGCGATACAGGCAGGATATTCAGAAAATTACGCAAACGCAAGAGCGTATGAATTGTTGGAGAATGTTGGAGTTTCAAAATACATCAAAGAGTTATCCGACAAGCTCAAAGATGAACGCATTATGAGTGCTAAAGACAGACAGGTTGCTCTCTCTGACATTGCAAGAAGTGACGAGCAGGACCCGTCAGACCGTATTCGTGCGATTGATACACTCAACAAAATGACTGGTGAATACATTGTCAAGGTTGACGCAAAGGTTGAGCAATCCGAAAAGCTCTCTGATGTGTTCAGACAGTTAGGCGGTGAGGGGCTTGACGAATAAGATACAAAATAAGTTGGAGGTTACAACTATGAAAGAGATATTCAAGAAAGTTACATTAAAGGGTTTTGAAAGATACTCGGTAAGCAATTACGGAAATGTTCGCAACAATATTTCAGGTAATGTTCTGAGTAAGCGTAAGGCAAGCAACGGCTATCTGAGAGTTAATTTACGAACGGGTACTGTGCCCTATGAAAAACCTACAGTTGTTCACGTTCATAGACTTGTTGCAGAAGCTTTTCTTCCGCCTATTGAGGGCAAACCATATGTTAATCATATTGACGGAAACAAAGAAAACAATGTTGTTGATAATCTTGAATGGTGCACGCCGCAAGAGAATAGTGAACACGCATATAGAACTAAGGCTGATTATCGAGAAGAATGTAAAGTCAACATTGTCAAAGCACAAAATCGTTGTAAGAAGAAGCTGAAAATGATCGTTAACGGCAAAGTTCAATGTGTTTTTGGTTCTAAATCAGAAGCCGCCAAAAAGCTAGGGGTAAATGAAAAGACGATATACAACTATCTTCACGGAGCAACAAAGCCTATTGGTTATGAGCTTTTGGAGGTGATGTAAATGCCTTTGAGTAAATTCCCATTGTCACAAAAATATATAGATTTTATCAACAGCGTAAACAATGTAAGTGCGGATTTTCTTGAGGGTACTTAACTACTGCTTCCGGAAAGACAACGGTCGGTGCCGGTGTAAAGTTTATGCGGATGGTGTCGCAAAGTAAAAAGAAGATACACGCCATTGCCGCCAAGACAACGGGTAAAGCCGAAGAAACGATTATTCAGCAGGATAACGGTATTCTCGACCTGCACCGTAACGCAATTTACTGCGGTAACGGCGACAAGGATTACAAACTGCCGCATATCAAGTTTGAGGGCAAAATTATCTATATTCTCGGTTACAGCAGTCGAGATAAGTGGGAAATGGTACTCGGTGCACAGTTCGGCTGTGTGTATATTGATGAGATAAACACCGCCGACATTGAGTTTATCCGAGAGATGTCAACCCGTAATGACTATTTGCTTGCAACACTTAACCCCGATGACCCGTCTTTGCCTGTTTACAAAGAATTTGTAAACCGTTCAAGACCGTTTAAGAAATACGCAAAAGATGTTCCGCCCGAGATTATGGCGGAGCTTAACGAAGAACCTGTACCGGATTGGCGGTACTGGTTCTTTTCTTTTACCGATAATTTAAGCCTTACACCCGAACAGGTTGAAAAGAAAAAAGCCTCTGCTCCAAAAGGAACAAAGCTTTATAAAAACAAAATCTTAGGATTGCGAGGCAGGGCAACAGGGCTTGTATTCTCAAACTTTGAGAGGGCAAGGCACATAAAAACAAAAGAATGGGCAAAGCGGTTTTTAAACTCCGACCGCAAAAGCGAGCATTTTATTCAGTTTACGGCAGGACTTGACACCGCATATTCGCAGAAGTCACCCGACACAATCGCAATGACCTTTTTCGGTATTACAAACAAGGGCAAGTGTATTCAGCTTGACGAGAGGGTGTATAACAATGCCGAACTTCAAACTCCGATTGCTCCGAGTGATACGGTACGAAATTTCATTGATTTTCTTGACCGCAACCGAGAGGAGTGGGGCTTTGCGAGAACTGCTTTTATTGATAATGCGGACCAAGCAACGATTACAGAATATCAAAAGTACAAGCGACAGCACGGCTGCATTTATGACTTCGCAAATGCCTGGAAGAAAACCAAGATTATTGACAGAATTAACCTTGTGCTTGGCTGGCTTGCCACTGACTGTTATTTTGTTCTTGAACATTGTAAAAACACGATTGCCGAGTTTGAGATTTACAGCTGGCGAGAGGATAAAGACAACACACCCGAGGACGGCCACGACCATTGTATAAACAGTGGACAGTATGCGTGGCTGCCGTTTAAAAATATTATTGGAAAAATATTATTGGAAGTGAAATAAATGGGGCTGATAAACAGAATGGCTGATACAATAAGAACAGGATTAAGAAATTTTTTACATATCACTAAAGCGCCCGACAGAACGATAACCGTTGACGAAACGAGCAATCATCAAACTGAATGCTTTACCAACCGCATTTGGTATTGGGGCAACAGCAGACAGCTTTCACAGCTTTACACACAGCTTGACAGCGACAAAACACGCTTTTGGTCTGCCGAGTGTACCAAAGGGCTGAAAATACGAAAAATCCACACAGGCTTGCCCGCTCTCATTTGCGATACACTCGCTAATATTGTGATTGCAGACTACAACGGTACAGAGGTTACAAGCAAAAATACGACAGCTTATGCCGAACGGTGGGCGGAGATAGAGAAAGAAAACAAACTCGCAGGTGTAATAAAGCAAATGCTCCTTGACCTATGTGTTGTCGGTGACGGTGCTTTTAAGGTCAGCTTTGACACGGCTGTATCAGATGTTCCGATTGTTGAATGGTATCCTGCCGAAAACATCGACTTTACTTATGTGCGCGGCAGAATCAGAGAAGTTAAGTTTTATACCGATTACACGCAAAATCACCGACATTTCCGTTTTGAGGAAACATACGGTTACGGCTATATTCGTTATGTTTTGTATGATGATAACGGCAGAGAGGTCGATTTACACACAGTTAAGGCACTTGATTGGATAGACAGCAACGGTGTAACCTTTGATACATCGTATATGTGGGCAGTACCGGTTATTTACGGCAAATCGTGCCACAAGGGCAGAGGTGCGGGCATTATTGGCATAAAAACAGACGCTTTCGACAGCCTTGACGAGGTGTGGTCGCAGTGGATGGACGCTTTAAGAGCCTGCCGAACAAAGCAGTATGTGCCTGAATGTCTTATCCCTCGAAATCCCGAAACCTGTCAGCCGATATCGCCAAATCCGTTTGACAACCGATTTATTGCAGTAGGAAACGATATGTCGGAAAACGGCAACGGCAATAGGATTTACACCGAAAGTCCGCAGATTCAGCACGAAAGCTATTTAAGTTCATACATCACCGCACTTGACCTTTGTTTACAAGGTGTTATATCTCCGTCAACGCTCGGTATTGATACCAAAAAACTTGATAATGCCGAGGCACAGAGAGAAAAAGAGAAAACAACTCTATATACAAGACAGAACCTTGTTGAGCTCACCGAGAACGCTATGCAGAGCCTTGTAAATGCTGTGCTGAATGCCGACAGTGAGCTTAACGGCAAGGGAATTGTTGACGGAATAGAGGTATCCGTAAACTTTGGTGAGTACGCCAATCCGTCATTTGAAAGTCAGGTTGAAACTGTATCAAAAGCAAGACAGGGCGGTTTGATGTCTGTTGAAACCTCGGTCGAGGAATTGTACGGCGACAGTAAGTCGGACGATTGGAAAGCCGAAGAGGTACAGAGGATAAAAGAAGAACAGGGCATCGCAAGCGAGAAAGAAACCTCGTCATTCGACGATTTGGCAGGACTGACAGATGAGTGATTATGATATCGGAAAAGCCTTTGAAGAAATCGAAAATGAACTTATTGACAGTATGATGCGCAATTTCAGCCGTCACAGGGTGGAAGAAGAAAAAGAGGGCTATAATTGGACCCAATGGCAGGCAGAACAACTAAAGGCGCTTGAGGAGTACCGCAAAACGAACGCCCAAAAATTCGGCAAGCAGTTCAAGAGCATTAACAGCAAGGTTGAAGAGATGATACACACCGCAAGAGCCGACGGCAACGCAGAACAGGAAGTAAAAATCCTCGAGGCTATTAAGAACGGCTTTACACCGAATATGCCCACAGGAGCGAGCACAGGCGAGTTTTTTAAGGTCAATAACCGTAAGCTCAATGCTCTTGTAAAATCGACCACAGACGATTTAAAGAGGGCAGAAACGGCAGTTTTGCGAATGAGCAATGACAAGTATCGCAAGGCAATCTTCAATGCTCAGGTGTACGCAAACACCGGTGCAGGCACTTACGAAAAAGCAGTTGATATGGCTTGTAAAGATATGCTCAACGCAGGGCTTAATTGTGTGGAGTACAAAAACGGTGCAAGACACACGCTTTCAGACTATGCGGATATGGCAATCAAGACGGCGAACAAGAGAGCATATCTAAGAGGTGAAGGTGAAGAAAGAGCGAAGTACGGGCTTTCCCTTGTTGTGGTAAACTCAAGGCAGGGCGGCTGCCCTGATTGTGCAAAATATATCGGCAAGGTGTTTATTGATGATGTGTATTCA